ATCCACTGAAATAATAGCTTGCGTTGTTCCATCCGTATAGTTGTTTCCAGCATTGGTAACTGAGACAATATCAATTGATCCAGCTTCGGCAGCGGCCGTAACGAATCTATTTGTTGATACTGGCATCCAGTCGTCAGACAGATATTTTTGTTTTTGTGTTGAAGTTAATGTATACATGTACTTCCACTTATATCCATCACCAGTTGAAATAAAAGGTTCCTCTAGTGATGTGGTGGATAGTGTTAGTTCTGGTTCATTTGTTGATGCAACATTAGCTGTATTGGCTAAGCACTTGAACACTTGATCTTTTGAATTCAACACATAAAAGTTAGTGTTTGCTTCATATGTATTGTAAATTGTGTTGGCTGTCCAGTCGTTTCTATCAACAACAAAAGATGCATTCTCAATTGAAATTTGTTTAGCTAGGATACCTTTCTTATAGTAATCATTGATATCTGTGATTGATTCTCCAGGAACTGCAGGAACCTCAGTTCCATCATTCCAGCGCAATTGCTTGCCTATAAATGCATATACGTATGATTTTCTGGTAGCTGGCAGATATGAATTTGCTGCGATATCCAACAAGTTGAACAGTTGCTTGGCCAGTAGCGTTCTAAAATTTTTGGTAATTAGTGATGACATAGTTCTATTTATCTCACTTTTTCTATTCTAGCAAGCAAATTATTTCCGTTGCCGCGTATTTGTGTTGTCGTAAAAATTGTGTTTGCATTTACTGTGTTGACTCTAACAACTTCAGGATAAATCACATTTATCGTAGCTGTTGTTGATGTTACATTTATTGTTGTTGATAGAATGGCATGTGAAACGTTGACAACTTCTCTAACAGTGGCTGTATTACCTGTGGACAAAAGTATCGTATCGCCGTCTTGTAGGTCGTTGATGAAGTTTACGCTGTTTGCATTTCCAAACATGACATTGGAGCCGGACACCACATTTACTGTGTTTGATATTTCTCTACGAACGGAATCAACAATAATAACATCACCAACGTTGACGATAGATACTAAATTAGCTGTTGCACTTGTGCTGATAATTTTTGTAGTATTGAACATCACATTGTATGTGTTTGGCAAGTCATCAATTGTCACATAGCTTAGTGTATTGGCTATAGTGATGTTCTCATTATTATCATCCATTCTATATGTAAATGTTTTTGTACCCAATGGATGAACAATATCATTCAACGGCTTCTTAAATTTGGCATAGTCTGTTGATGACTTGATCACGTAAGAGAAATTATGGTATTTGATGCCATCCTGAAGTCTCTTATCTGCACTTGGTTGACCGTCCGTATTCAAGTAAATACCTGGATATCTGATTAGACCATTTTCAAATTTAGCTGTTGCTCTTGCATTACCATCACCATAAAACACGGATGTTACCACGTTTGCGGTAACTGCTGCAATTGCAGACTCAGAATCATACTTGATAATTATATCGCGATTTAGTGTTCCGATGTAGTTGAAAATTCTGAGTGTTAACGTTGCATCATCATAATTGTCAACAAACGCCCTGAACGTGAAGTTTGTGTTTGACGTTCCTTGATATACAACTGTGTTCGAAACAAACAGTTGGCCTTCAGTCACATTTGATAGTAACAAATCAGCATTTCTCAGTGAGATTATTGGTGCGGAAACATAATCGTATCCAAAGCTAGTGATCTTCAGTGTAGTAATTGCGCCAATTCTTGACGTGGACAACTGATACTCATCACCTGAGCCAGTTACCTCGGATACCACCAAAACCGCGTTTTGACCTGATGTTGATTGTACGGAAAGTGTGGGAAGACTCTCATTCGTATATCCTTCACCACCTATAACATATGCGCCATTTGAATGAGCATTTATTGTTGCGGATGTTATTATTCCTGCAGAAACATTTACATAACCATTTGCGCCATATCCGGAACCGCCGGTAAATATGATACTGTCACCATTCTGATAGCCTGTGCCACCATTGACAACTTGTATTCTGCCCAATGATCCTATTTTATAGAGATCATTTCTATTGATCTTATATACTTCCAGAATTCCTTGCGCACCACCAAATCCAATATCCACAGGAAATGTTTCATTAAAAAATAATGTGTTTGCGGTAACGTCAGATAACTCTAGTACTTCCTCAAACTTATTTTCCACAAAAAGTCGAACATAATCACCACGCTCAACATCTGCCGTAAAATCTTGACCTGGTGTGTTATCAACTATGGTTCTAGCACCCTTTAGTGCAATTGCGGAAGAAATCAATAGTGTGTCTGTAAAATCTTCATTATACAAACTATATGTTTTGACTGTTGGTCTCTGTCTATATCCGCCTCCACCAGTATCCAATAACAGAAATGATATTGGATGAACAGAAAATTCAGAATATGTGGACACATTTCGAACAGTGGATGCTTCTATCTGTGCTATGGTTGCTGTCGATCCATGCAACAATGTTACTGTCATCGTTGACACGTTGACATTTCGCGTATTTGCTGTGTCTACTAAACTTATAGTTGCTTTTGCTTCTTGGTCAAGAGATGGTGCATCTACAAAACCACCTTTAAAATCCACAATTGATGTTGGTGTATCAGCAAATAAATCATCCGAAGGATTTCTAAATCCAAATCCACCATCTGTGATAAAAAGATTTTCTACGCCGCCGCTTGTTGTTTCTCCAACATATGCAATCGCGCCAACCGGATTATTTGCCGTCGGATTCAAACCACCAACAATAGTTACAGGATCACCCTCAACAAATCCCGCTGACGTAAATGTGCCGCCGGTATAAAATGCGCCACGGAATCTAGGATCAATTTTTATTTCAGATAGTGATCCAATGAGTCTAGAATTAACCGTAACATTTAAATTTGTTATTGGATCGATATAGTTTGCAACTATAGTTTCGCCCGTATCAAATAATCTTTTGACGTTTGACACATACAACTCAATGTATGTGATACCCAACTGTCTATCAACAGACTGTGTGACTTTTTCAACAATCGCGGTGGCTTTAGATGTTTGTCCAACAATCAGAGTATTTTCTATGTTGAAAATATTCAAGTCGTTTGTGTCTACACGCAGCGCCAGCGGAAGAACCCATTTACCATCAGATGCAATTAAAATTTCATCTTTGGGATAATAAATGTCAATGTTTTCGTTGAACAAGGCTCTGAACAAAAATTTTATAGAGTCTTGTGTACCACTTGACTTATAAAATTGCGTGACCAACTTCAGAAACAGTCTTTTATCTGAGACTACTTCTTGTGGAAAATATGGCAACAAATCATTTTTTAACTTATCTAGATAGTACTCATTCGCTTCATCAATGTCTTTAGATAGTTGAAGTTGATTTATACCACTAGAAACATTTTGCTGTGTCTCCAACCATTCATAATATTTCTCAAGGAATGTTACGAATACAGGATAGTCATTTCTAACAAAGTCGGGTAATTGTGTTCCGACAATTGTTGATGTTTTTACGTTTGTCATTGTTATATCGCGACAGTTTTGACTGTAATACTTGTTGGATCATCCGCATCCAGGACCAACATCTTATCTAGCTTAGATTGGATGATCTTTATTCCTGGTCTAATGTGTACCATAATGTCGCCAAAACTATTGTTCACAGCAATAGGATTAAATGCCTCAATTGCTATTTTACCTAACTGATAGTCGATTGTGCCAACAACGCCATTGTTTCTGTTAGCATTTAGCACAATTTTGGTGCTCTGACTACTTGTTGCATCTGTTCTATAGTAAGCAATTCTCACTTGACCATATCTACCCTGTAAAACACCTAGTCCTGATGCTAATCTTCCGCCCCCACCTATTATTTGAACAGCAACGGATGTGTATCCTATACCAGGATTCGTAACATTAATCTCAGTAACTTTACCGTTCACGACAACCGCAACAGCTTTGGCTCCTGTGCCATCACCAATAATTGTTACTGTTGGTGTTGATGTGTATCCAAAACCCGTGTTCGTAATTGTGATTGATTCTAGTCCTGAGAAAGATGATGGCACTTCCTCAAAGAAACACTGTCTCTGTACGTCCGTTTCATCTAATAAAGTGAAGTCGGGTGAGGAATAGAAATTGTCATCGGTTGTTCCACGTGCTAACTCTAGTCCAAAATCCAAAACATAGTTGTTGGTTTGTGTCAGACTTGGTCTAAACTTCTTAGCAACAAACGCTTCAACCTCATTTGAAATAATGGCTTTATCATATGCATCAATTGCAGTCTCAAGACCTGAATATCTAAAATAGCTGTTGAATTGATTCAAGTTTATATTGCAGTAATTTTGCATTACTGTTTTTGTACCAACAATCAATTCTGAGTCTGATTTTATGGTTTTTGTTTTGTCGTAGTAAACGACAGCTTCAAGTTTTAGGAAGTTGTAGTTTACATCAACAATTTCCGGATCAACGGTCAATATACTAATCGGACGTATGATATTCTGTGTTACAAAGTCTTTTTCGGTTTGCGTTACCTCAAAGCCTAATTTTGGCTTTGCAGCAATGAACACTTTGCCGAAAACTGGCGGCTCATTTTCTTCTCCACCCCATACGTTCACTGCTTCAAAAGCTGGATATTTTTGTTGAATGATTCTAATGTAATCATTCTTGGTGACAGCGCGATTCTGTGATAGAAGACTTAGTGGTGCAGCAAACTTTATCTGGTCCACAGTCTCCCTGTTGTTACCGCCTGAAGCAGCTAACTGGGAATTCACTATGATGGAACTCAATCCACTGATCGGAGTTGTTGAGATAAAATTGTTAGACTTGTTCGCAGCTTCACCATTAGTTAACAAATACTGAACATCAACTACACCACCATCGGGTAACTTTTTACTCAAAACGTTGTCACCAAAATAAATTTGGTACTGGGCGTTGTTTCCCTCTTGCAGATAATACACAGTGGAATTAGCAGATAAACCGAGTGCGTCTGTTGCAATTGTATATACTGTACTGTCTGAGTTTGCTGATGACTGTCTCACACTTACAGTCAAAGTTGATGTGTCAACATTGCTGTCAGGAATACTAAAAATTTGTCTTGGATTACTTGAATAACTGTTCGTATATGAATACTGAACATACTGTCCTTCGTATACAGGAATATTACTGAATACGAAATTTTGCCCCGTCTTAGTCGCCGTATGTGATGTTAGAGTAACAAAACGATACGAAACTCCGTCCAACTGTGATGACAGTAGAACATAGCCTTTAGGAATTGTCAAACTTCCTGGTGTGGCATTGTCTGTCTGTACAGTGATGTTGACTATGGCCATCGGCGCTTTTACTGATCTTGGTGTATAACCAACCCGCTTTGCATGAGATACTACAGAATTTCTAAGTGACGCACTGTCCAAGAATGACTCGTTAGCAATCATATTCAGATAGTATGAGTTATAGTGTGTGTTGTATGCCAGAACATCCAATAGAACATTCAGCCCTGAACCCTCAAAATCATAGTCTTGAAATTCAGATTGTTGTCTTAGAAAGTTTCTAAGATTATTTTTTATAGAGTCAAAATCTAACTCTGTTACGTTTAGACGATCAGCCATTTTACCTGTCTCGCTGTAGGAAGAATTGTATTGTTATCGGTTCTGTTCTGTTGATTATTGTGAACGTCATGCCGACACTGTATGTGTTATTATCATAATTTGGAGACACAGATACTTCATCAACTGTAACTCTCGGCTCATAGTTTCTCAATGTCTCTACGATAGCTCGTTTGAGTGCTGATGCAGTGATAGTGTCCATTGGTTCAAACAACAGACTTCTTACACTTGAACCGATTTCCGGTTGAAACAGCCTCTCATACCGAGAGGTTGAAATTAAATTTTTCACTGAGTTGATAACCGCCATATCATCAACATGTTTGTTGACGTCCTTTTTTATAGGATGTTTGGTGAATGCCAAATCCAGGTCTTTGTACTGTCTTGTTGTTTTTGCGACTAATGTTGCCATGGCTTATTTATCAGGTGTTTGCTGAGATTTTTTGCTTATATTCATCTGTTCCTATCAAAGTATTGATCAAAAAGGATTGTGTATTTCCTACGTTCTCCAACTTATCAATACGACTGTAATCTTCAAGTAAGATTGATCCTTGCCTGAAGAAATTCCAATCATGGAGTCTACGTGTACTTAACATTCCACTAGCAGTTTGTATGTGTGAAACTATCAAATTTGCAGCAGATGAAGTAATGTTCGACATTACGTTTCCACCTCCGTCCAAATATATTGATGAATTTAGCGTTGGATAGTCACCTGTGATAATTGTCAAATTTGCTGCGATTTCGTCACCTATAAACAGGCTTGTCATATTGCCCACTACAGGTGATGAGTCTTGAATACCATCTGTGTTATTCAATAACATCAATAAATCTTGTCCTAGCTGGACAGCAGAATCATAGTCCGGATACTCAATAACTGGAGAACCATCTTCAGGAACAGTAGCTTCCGCTTTTGTTACACCTGCAACATTTGATGTGTGTTGTTTGAATAAGAATATTTCCGTCAAAAGTGTATTCGCTGATGATGATAGTGCCGCACCATTTGCTGTATCATATGCAGTAATAGTCAGCATAACATTATACAAATTTTGCGTGCTAGACTGTAGTTGATTACACACATTCAGAACTGGATTTTTGTAGTAATTTGTTGTGATGATTGTGCCGTTAGCGAGATCATTTTTTTGCCATGTCTCTAGTGACACTGGTTGTGTGTTTAAAAAGTCTTTTGTATTGTCGCTCAGAAAAATTGCGTCACCAAACTTACCTGTGTCAAAACTGAAACTCAATCTGTTGAATACGTTTGCGCCTGCCATTCAAATCTCCATTATAACATTTTACGCAAAGGTGTGGACGTTGGCCCCTTTGGCGATTTGTGAATATGTGTGTTGTATTGTGTTCGCATAGTCATCATTGTGCTAAGAACATCTTTTACCATAATGCCTTGTATCAGTGGTGCTTTCACAGATACTCCTGCTGTGATATTTGTTGCCACAGTCGCAGACAATGGGGTTGCCACAGGAAATCCAATAGCTAGTCCACCCAACTCAGAAACAAATCCTAGCGGACCTGCTGTAACCTGTGTACCCGCTTGAACTTTAGTCAGTGCTGAAATAATATCAGCATATGCTGATCCAGCCACGTTTAGGTCGCCGGAAATGTAAACTTCATCGGGTAAGTTGAAATATATGGAACCCGCCGGTAATGCATCAGCCGGATTGCCACAGTTGAACGACATATCTTCATATGATTGG